GTGACCTCACAAAGTAGGTACCCGGAATTCTTCCGCGGTTCAACTTAAAAGCTGAGTCCTCTCAGGCTTTCCTTTCAAATTAGCACTACATGATCCCAGAGTCACGCAAACTCACCTGGAGAGACGAAGGATACCCACTTGACAGCGACGAAGAAGCTGACGACAACCTAAGACGTCACCTACACAAGCTGTGGACGTTCAGAAAAAACCACAAGAAGACCGAGTCTGAAGTCTATACTCGCCTTAAGGAAGAAGGCTTGACACATATTCAAGCGTACGTCGCAGTTTACAAAAAGTGAGTGCGATGTCTCATCTACCCCCAGCATGTCTGGTGTACGTTTCGAGGAACGGCGTCCTACACGCAGTGCCATTTCCGATAGAGGGTCCCAAGCGACGCTGGAAGATGCACGTAGACGCGTGCACCAGCTGGAGGCCGATTTGGCGTATGAGCGGAATAAGGCAAAGAGGACAGCTAGTGCTTACGCCAAGGTGTACGAGAGGGGCGGTTATGTCAAACGCACGGACCGTGACGGTTACACGCAAAAAACTCTCGTTACCGGTGAACCAAAGAAGAAGAAGATGGACCCGTGTAGCTTGCGTGGTCGCTTTGTTTCACATGTTTGTAGACATATCTAACTTTTAATATAGAATGCCTACCAAACGTAAATCTACGTTTAACACCGGTGGTTTCGCCAAGAAGACCAAGGTGACGAAGTCCAAGTACGGCGGCGGCACCAAGAAGAATGCCGACAAGTACGGAGCGAAGGGTATCGATTGGGACGCTGCTATGAAGCTTGCTGAAAAGGCGGCCAAGAAAGAGATCAATAAGAACATTGAAACCCAGTACTCAATGGCCATGGTTACGATGACTCATGATCCGGCCGTAACAGCCGATGTTGGCTGGGACCTCCACGGTTTGAACCGAGTTACCGGTGATGTGGATGGTTATGCCAGTGCCGGTTGCATGATTTACAATCTTGGCTTTTTGTCGAAGCCGGGAGGTTCTCTTTCATCTGGATATCGACTCGGACAACGGATAAACGCGAAGCATTTCCGCGTCGTCATCTCAGCCAACCTACCTATGGTGTCAGCAGACTGCACCTATCATTGGAGAATTCTTAGGCGAAAGAATGACGCGAAGGGTCACAACGCATATGAATTGCCGACCCTAACGCAGACAGGCGTATTGGGGATGTTCAAGCCGTTGTTTGGTGGGCCGAATTCCACCGCTGCGTCATACGGCGAGCAGTCCAACGCAACTGTTCCGTTTGCTCACTTTGCTTCCGCTATGAGGCAAAACTCTGAGGAATGGACATTCTGCAAGGGCGGTCACGGCTACAAGTACGTGAAGGCAAACCCTATCGATATCGATACCAACGACGATAAATACGTTGCTTCGTTTTGCGAAACTATGTATTTTCCGTTGGAAGAAGAATGGGAGTTTGTATCCAGAGAGGGCTCTGATATTAAGGGCGGAAACTACTTCTTCGTTATGTGGCGCGAAGGCGGCAACGATCTTGTGCAGTATTCGACGTCCCCGAGCGTCGCAGCAGCCCTCGGCAAGATCCAGATCAAAGTTCTCTTTGAACTGGCTTTCAAAGATGGCGGTTAGGGGGGTGGTGGAACTGGGGTACCCACTACGCCAAATCCTACCCCTCCTATTAGTGAACCGGCTACGGGTTTACCTGAACCCACAACGCCGCCGGTGAACAATACTCTCCCGGCTGAGCTTCCGAACTCCGGGTACCGGAGAACAAGAACTCAAGTCGGGTACACCGATGTGATTATGGCATCACAGTTTAGGAAGTCAATATACGTCAACGACTCTCCTGTTAGCGGTGTTCCGGGTCCGGTTATATTTACTGGAATATGTCCGGGCTACTGGTCCAGACGATATCTCAGCATGAACGATGCTGCCGGGTTGACTGGTGGGTCGGGGTACTTCGGGTACCCTTCCTCCGGGGCAACTTCCTCGTCTGGATATTGGTCAACTAATTTTGTTGACGATGGAGTTTACGCTTCCAAGTTCGTTTTCTCAGAAGGAAGTTATTACTCCAAGAACGTTGTCCTGAATAAGGGCAAAGTTTTGCTTGGTGTTGTTGCCTTTGACGGCGACGATATCGTTTTGAAGTGGGGCGGTAGCTGGGGTATTGCCTCACGAAACTCGATGATGGACTATCAGGTGACCAACGACGATGGTTCAACCAGTCTCAGTTATCGAGGATTCATCGTTCCTAGGTGGCCTGATGGGACGCTGAACGTAGATGAATTGAACAAGATGGTGCTGAAGGGTGCACCCACCCGAGGCGCATTTGTTCAGCTGAACCTGGATTATTCTTCTGTCACGTACCTTTGTACTGATGGAGAGCAAAACATGTATCCGCTTGGTGCCCAGCAACAAGTTACGATACAGTCCAGGGATGCTACGGACCCTTCGTCTTTGCCGTTGACGTCCAAGTTATACGGCTTGCCGGTCTTGCAGACTGGAGAGTACACGATGGGTGGAGGTATGTATTCATTTTCGTCTATACAGGCGGATACTACATCCGTACCTGACAGGTCCCGCCAATGGCTGAAGGCGCTTTCGGGTGTCTGGTGCAAGGGCACCGCCACGTCATATAGCACTGTTGCTCTTGCTACAGCTGCGAGTGGTTCCGTCCTTGCAGGGTCTTTCGGCAATCCGTTGAACTGTTACGGATTTGCATCTGGTGCATTGTACCCACATACAGACCCCGCGACAGCTATTTACAGTGGCTGGCTGCGAACAGGTACTGCGAACCAACTGGTCGGCTTTGTATCTGAAGCGAAGTATGTAGTCTGTACATCGTATGGGTTTACAAGTGTTGCGCCTACCGCGAAGGTCAACAACAACGCTACTTTCTTTTTACCCACATCTCCTGATATTATTAAGGAGATCTGTGGAAGATGGACGACAAATCCGTCTATCAGTTTCAACGTTGGCTTTTTATACGATGCAAGTATTGGAGATTATGGCAAGGTTACATGGTTGAGTCAGTTTTGAATTGAATCTATGAAATTTCTTCAAAAACATCACCACTAGCGATTGCATTTGATCTAAGATCATCATCTGGACCCAACGTGACGTAAATGCAATTCCGCTCAAGCCATTTCGTGTCGTCGAAATCGAGGCCAGCGTAAGGGTCTCGATTGGTCAGAACGATACAAGGCTTTCCCCATTCTAAAGTGACTTTCCTGTCGAATTTGTCTGAGACGTCGAAAGATCGGTTACCTCCTAACCAAGCTTTGAATCCCTCACCCTTGAGAGCTGGGTTCTTCCAAGAAATGTCGTCGAAGATGGCATACTCCACTTTCTCAACACCCATGTTCAGTAGCTTACGGAGGTTGAAGTCCTTCTGCCAATGAATATGAGGACCTAAGTTCGTCGCGAAGATTGTCTTCCCCAGTCTAGAGTCCCCATAGACGATGAGAGACTTAGGTCGTCTGGGTCGCTTTCCGTCAGGTCGATGTACGCGGAGCCATTCAACATCTTCCGCTTCTGTTTCAGGAGGGTAGGAGACTCCTCGCGATGTCGCACGAATGGCCTCGGTGGGGTCATTGAGGTTTGCGAGGACCCATTTACGGACTTCCGGATACCGTTCCCAATGAATGAAGACGCCGTCTTCTTCAATGGTCGGCATTTGAGGCTGCGGATTACTGTAGGTCGCACGGGCGTACGTAGTAATTTGCTTGTTGAAGAGCACGTAGTCTCGAGCAGAATGCTTTTGCACGTCTTTAAGAAACTCTTTTTCGTTTGCAAGAGCCATGCTGCCAGTCCACATGTCGTCTCGAGTGACGTTAGAACCTCGAGCGCGTGGTCTCTCGCAGTTTTCGGATACAATGTCTCCGTACTTGCCGACGTAGTCCCAAGTGTTGAAGGGTGTGCGCGTAATTGGTAATATGTTGCAATGAGTTTTAACCGGGCACTTTGGACGAGGGTTGCCTGACGGTTCTCCCACACAGAATCGGTGGCAGTTTTCGAACTCGAACTTCCGCTCGAAGTCGACGAAAGCGTGAAAATGATATCCTCCATCAGCATGCAGCTCTCTTGATATTCGGTGCTTTGCTCCAAGTATTTCACAGAGGTCAATAAGTTTTTGATACGGCCAGTCGTGACCACTTTGAGAGGTTGTAAACATGAAATATCTGGCCGACCATCTCGGGGTCCCAGACCCAAGTCGCTTTCCTGGGAGTCCGAGTCCAGCGAGTTCTCCTCCTCTGAGGTGGTTGGGGACTTCGAAGGGATTTTCAATCCCATTGCGAGGCTCTCGTTCGTCAGGAACCACTGACACTCTTGACAAGGTTGAAACAGACCGCACTCGCAACTCGCTGGTTTGCGATCTTTGAACAGACGGCGAACAGGTTCGCCAGGCGCTTCGGATCGAACTCTCTGAGCCTCTCCGATGAGATGCTCGTCGTCGGAGTCGTAGACGTTCTCTTTCTCCCAGTCCTGGATAAGGGCTTTGTCGTGAAGACTCAGATATTCCTCGTCCTCTGTGAGGAGTGGAATGATATCGCTCAATGGAGACCCTGGGAGACTCAGGGTTTGGCTCGAAGAGCGGAGAAGATGCGGGTAAGTCGTCATCGTTGATAAAGTTATCGAGTAAATCGTATTCTCCAATTGTAGATGGTGGGCCGTCTGAACAATTGTCGCCGTAGTCGATGAATTCTGCCATGCAACATTCGGTGGAATGGCATCAAGTTATAAACAAGAGCCGGAGGCTCGGAGGACCGAAGGTCCGACATCGCGCCCGACAACTATATAACATTGTGTCGGGCGCGATGGGAGTGGGAGTAGTCCGTGCGTAGCGAGGATCCAGGACACTTGATTGGTGAATCAACCCGCAAGGGCCACCGGGTGGTCTGTCCCACTCCCATTAACAGGGGTTTACTCCCATAAACGCTCGGGCCACTCCCAGTTGAGGGCCTGTGCGTTGAAGGACCTTCTCGCTAAAGTGAGGGGTAACTTAGCCGAGGCTTCCGCCAGGTCAGACGAGGCGGTGTCTGCCTAGAGACTGCGCGATTTACGCCATTGGCTCGGCAACCCCAGGAGTAAACCCCGACGCGTCGTTTATGAGCCAACGTAGCACACTAATGCAAGTGCGCGAATTGTTTTCATGCACAATCTATTGATTTTCATAAATCCCTCAACGACGCGTCAGCGAGCAACCGGACGTAACGCAAGTGAGATTATAGGTTGATCGCAATAAGCTGTACTCCGATGTAACGTTGAGTGAAGAGAGTACAGCTATAAATGACGCGTAATCCCAATGAAGCAGTCATTATCATTTTCCAGTAGCGAAGCGAAATGGAATCATTTAGAGACCAACAAGTCTCGCAACAATTGTTGGAACTTGTTCCAAAATATACTGTGGGATACTCCCCACACTTCAACGACATAGTCGACTTCTTTACCGCGAACGCGGAAAATACCCACGATTTCTTGCCATATTTTATGCGCAAATTCCAAGTTTACAACGAACCCACTCTAGCCACATGGGCTACAGAAACACCGATAGACTCCGCTATCATTTGTGCGTTCTCGCACTGCCTACCGCAAGAGGAGATGCTTATGCATCCCGATATACCCGACGCGATTTTACTCGCAAGATTCAACTTCACACTATCGAAGATCTTCTGTCTAGATTACCTAGACTTCATTTCTAGAGTTCTACGCGTCATTACCGATTGCGCGTTCGCTTATGAACTCTACCTTTGGTCGCGGGTCGAAGACTCGTGTCCGTTGGACGCCGACGCAGATCTAGACACGTGGTTGGATCGCTCTGTTGTTCCGGCCTTTCTGCCAGGGCAAACCCTCAATTCCGTACTAGACGGCACAGCCAACGTCACGAAACGCACAGGCCTCATGCTAGAGGCTTTGGGGGAACAGTACCGGGAGGTTGTCATGGCGAATATAAATCTAAGGCCGCAGCATGTTGTGGGCTCTTACTCTATTTCACGAAATGTCGCCCAATGAAGATATTCGAGGTTATCTTTCTAGAAGAATTGCATTCTTAATCACAGATATCGACAAGTGTTATTCTGAGATCGATTACTTGACAAAGTTGTTGAGGAACGCCCACTCTGCTGACATCGACACGGTTCCCCCGATCAACCGTGCGCCCTCACCGGTCGTTCAACCGGCACCAATCGTGAGGCCGCC